GGCTGGTGGTGGTATCTTGGTTGACGGTTCTGTACCGGCTGCAACTTCCCCACTGCGTTCAATGGTGTGCGACAGCTATACCCACGTTGGTCTAGATGGTCCTGGCATCCTTGTTACTAACAACGGTTACGTCCAGGCTACCAGCAGCTACGCATTCTTTAACCACTTCCACATTGCTTGTATCAATGGTGGTCAAGCTAACCTTGCAGCAAGTACTACTGACTTTGGTAACTATTCACTGATTGCTGACGGTAAGTCTCCTAATCCTGTTCTTACCTCTACCGTTGACGGTGCTGCATCTACTGGAGCTACTAGCTTTAACATTGATGCTGCTACTGGGTCTACTGACCTTTACAACGAAGCTGGTACTGAAAACGATAATGCTTGGTTTGGTTCTGCTACCCGACCTGCACCCAACATGCTTGTTGAGGTTAACAGTGTAATCTATCCGATTACTTCTGTAACTGCAAACGGTAGCGGTTGGACCATTAACATTAGCCGTCCTGATCCCAGCAACCGTAGCAACAACCTTGGTCTTGATGGTGGTATTAGCGATGAAGCTGTCGTTAACTTCTACCTGCGTTCTATGATCGCTTCTAGCGGTCACACGATGGAGTACGTTGGTTCTGGTACTAACTACAGTGCACTGCCTGAAAACGGTGGTGTGCCGATTGAATCACGTCAAATCACCGAACTCAACGACGGTAAGATCTGGACTGTTATCACTGATCACAACGGTAAACTCCGCATTGGCGGTAACCAAACCGATGACCCGATCTTTGAAGTAAACCAACAGACTGGTTTTATTACCATTCCTGAGGGTTCTATTTCGTTTAACTTGTTGTCGGATGAGACACCTCAGCTTGGCGGTAACCTTGACGTAAATGGTAACACGATTACCAGCACGTCTAACGCTAACGTTGTTATTGATCCTAACGGTACTGGTACTGTTGACGTAAGCACTAGCCGTATTACCAGTGTTACCGATCCTACCGGTGCACAAGATGCTGCAACTAAGAACTACGTAGATACTACTACTACTGCTAACCCTATTTATGTGGCTGCTGCTGGTGATACCATGTCTGGTGAACTGGCAATGGGTACTAATAAAGTTACTGGTGTTGGTGATCCTACTGCTGCACAAGACGCTGCTACTAAGAACTACGTTGACACTAACTTTGTTGGACAAACTTCTACCACTGGTTCTGCTGAAGTCCCCGCTGGTACAGAAGCTGAACGTGATGATCCTGCGTCTGCTGGTTACCTGCGGTTTAACACAGATACCGACACTTTTGAAGGATTTGATGGTACGTCTTGGGGAAGCATTGGCGGCGGTGCATCCGCTGGTGGTGCTATTTACGAGGTATCCCAAACTATCAGTGCCGACTACACGATTACGGCTGGTACCAACGGCTTAAGCGCCGGTCCCATCACGATTGACGATGGCGTCACTGTGACTATTCCCTCTGGTTCTACTTGGACGATTGTTTAATTATGAGTATTAGAATTAACGGTGACAACACCGCAGCAAATCCGGGTATTACAGGAGCTGACACTGATACCGGTCTTAGTTTTGGAACTAATGAAGTCAGTATTAACACAGATGGAACGGAACGTTTCCGTGTTGGTTCGTCAGGTGAACTAGGTATTGGCGGTGCCACCTACGGTACAAGCGGTCAAGTTCTGACTAGCCAAGGTTCTGGCAGTGCTCCGCAGTGGTCAACGATTGCCAGCGATAGCATTACTGAAGGTAACACTAGCGTTGAAGTTGTTGACACTGGTTCTGACGGTCACATCACCTTTGATACTGAAGGTAGTGAGGCAGCACGGTTTGACAGCTCCGGCAGGCTGTTGGTGGGGACGACTAGTCAAGTCATTGCGGGATCAAAAGTTGAAATCAAAGGCAACGGTGATGGCACTGGGACTGGCGGCAAATTAACAATCGCAGCAACAAATAACTGGCAAGATGCTGGTGATCTTGTTGGTGAAATCAATTTTGCGAATAACTCTGGCGGCACTCCTGCAATTATCAGGGCGGAAGGAGATGGTTTTGGCGGATCGGGAGATTATCCAGGGCGTTTAGTTTTCCTTACTACTCGAGATAGCTCGTCTACTGCAACCGAGCGGATGAGAATTACGAGTGGAGACGCAAATGGCTCCCTGTTCTTTTTTAATTGCACTCAAGAGCCGTCAAGCACTGTCAAGGGAACCGCTATTAAACCAAACGGTTCAAACGGCAATTTTTTCATGAACGCAGCAGGCTATAATGGCAACTACACTCATTGGCAGTTTTACAATCCAAATGGGTTGGTAGGCAGCATAACAACAAATGGGTCGGCTACCTCTTACAACACATCTTCCGACTACCGTCTCAAGGAAAACGTTGTCCCACTGACCGGCGCTGCTGATCGCCTCAATCAACTTCAGGTTCGTCGATTCAATTTTATTGCTGATCCTGACACCACGGTTGACGGCTTCATCGCCCACGAAGCACAAGCCGTTGTTCCTGAGTGCGTCACTGGTACGCACAACGAAGTTGAAGTCTGGAAGGAAGGTGAACAGTTACCTGATGGCGTTTCCGTTGGCGACAACAAACTCGACGAAAATGGAAACACAATTCCGGTCTATCAAGGAATCGACCAGTCCAAACTTGTCCCGCTGCTGACGGCTGCATTACAAGAGGCGTTGGCAAAGATCGAAACCCTTGAAACCCGTCTTACCGCACTTGAAGGAGGAACCAACTAATGACACTTAAACTAAACGGTTCCACCGCTGGTTCCGTATCTATTGACGCTCCTGCGGACACCAGTCCAGCTGGAACTGACGTTACCCTGACCCTGCCGACTAGCGCGGGGTCTAGCGGTCAATACCTGCAGACCAATGGTTCTGGTACTTTGTCGTTTGCTGGTGTTAGCGGAACAATCCTGAACACTTGGACGGCAACTGATACTACTGGTAGAAGCACTACTAGCACATCATTTGGTGTAAACGGTAATACAGCCTCTGTTACCTTGACTCCAGCTAGTGCTGACTCAAAGTTCTTGGTGTTTGTTCGTACAACAATGCGAGCACAAGATGGTAACGATGCTTGGGCAATTACTGTGTTTAGAGATTCAACCAATTTAGCTCCAGCCGGTACTCAAGGTTTTGCACAAGGCAATTCAGTTCCGGCTACTTCTGCCACTACATTCCCCGTCACTATTGTTCATTTAGATTCTCCAAACACTACCAGTGAAATTGTTTATCAACCTCAGTTTAGAGTCATAGATCTTGACAGCGATGGTTACTCTGCACTCATGGGTTACAACGGTGGTGGAGGTTCCACAGGACCCGGTACCACGATCACCGTTTTTGAGATTGGAGGTTAATTATGCTTACCCCTGATTTACTAGTACAAGCTGTTCAAGCCATTGATCGTCGTGCCAAGTTCTGCTTTGCAGATGCCGACATTAACACTATTGAGTGGCTAGAAGGTTATACCCCAATCCCGCTATCTCAAATTCAAGTTGAACTAGATCGCCTGATTGCCGAACAACCCTTGGCTGAACTACGCGTTAAGCGCAACCAACTCCTTACCGAAACCGACTACCTCGCTCTTGCTGATTCAACCCTGACGGACGAGATGCGGTCTTACCGCCAAGCACTCCGCGATCTACCGGCTAACACCGTGGATCCGGCTAACCCCGTTTGGCCAGTTAAACCCGGAGGAAACTAATGAGCACATTACGAGTAAACACCCTACAAAACACCTCCACCACTGACGGTGGGATCTCTATTGACACCTCCGGTCACGTCACCATTGACGGACAAGTTCTGCCGTCTGCTGGACCGCTTAGCAACCGCAACCTGATCATCAACGGTGCGATGCAGGTGGCTCAACGGGGGTCGGTAACCGGGGCACAAAGTGGATACGGTGGACCCGATCGTTTTACTTTGACGGGAAACACTGCAGCCAGGGCTACACTTTCTCAATCTACTGACGTGCCTAGCGGTGAAGGTTTTACCCGTTCTTATGGTATTGACGTAACGACTGCAAGTGGTTCCCTCGCTGCAGGCGCTTACCATTACCTTGGTTACAAATTTGAAGGTCAAGATTTACAGCACCTTAAAAAGGGCACGTCAAACGCAGAATCAGTAACGTTGTCATTTTGGGTTAAATCCCCAAAAACAGGCACTCATGTAATTCAACTTTATGACAATGACAACACTCGGCATATTTCAAAGTCTTATTCGGTAAGTTCTGCAGATACCTGGCAGAAAATAACATTAACGTTTGAAGGCGACACTACCGGTGCTTTTGATAACGATAACAATTACTCTTTGCAATTTTATTGGTGGCTTGCTGCAGGTACTAATTACACCAGCGGGACATTAGCCACGGCTTGGCAGGCTTTTGCTGCGACCGATGCTGCTGTTGGTCAAGTCAATGTTTTAGATAGCACTGACAACAATTTCTACATCACCGGCATCCAACTGGAAGTCGGATCCGTCGCCACACCGTTTGAACACCGGAGCTACGGCGATGAGCTGGCAAGGTGTCAGCGGTATTACCAGTTGACCGAAGCTGGAGGCGGAGGGGTTTGCACTGGCTCAACAGGACTTTTCTTAAATATAATCTATTCAGAAATGCGAGATGCTCCTACTATTGGATTATCAGCTGCGCTAACCATTAACGAGGCAAGTAATAATTTTACCCAAAGCTCTGCAGGTATAAGTTCGCAAACAGCAGGTACTACGGGAGCGTTTTTGCAGATAAACAATTTTTCCGGTCTAACCCAATATCGTCCCTTTACTGTTAGATCCCCAGACTCAAAGCATTTCACTCTTAGCTCGGAACTTTGAACATGACTAACTACAAACTTGGCAGCATTTTGCCCGGAGAAACCGAATCGAAATGTGTCCAACGTCTTGTTGATGGCGTATTTGAATGCATTATTCCTTTCGCTGAAGGCAACACCGACTACCAGGAGTACCTTGCCTGGGTAGCAGAAGGCAACGAACCGCTTCCTGCTGACGACTAAACCCTTACCCTTTTTAGAACAATGATTGCACTTATCCGTCCCGTTCTTATGTCGTTCCTTGGTAGCGACAAAGTAAAGCGCCTCATCGTCGATATGCTCCGCAAACTGGCTGAGCAATCTGATAACACTGTTGACGACCAAGCCGTTGATTTCATCGAGCGTGGTCTCTTTGGCGGCTGATGGACTTGGGAGCACCACCGGTACTGCCGGTTCTAAGGCTCCCTGAGCCGCCTTTACTACCCCGTCCGGTACTGGAGGTACCACGAGCTACTTTACCCTCGTACAAGCCGCTTGTAGTGCCTCCTAACAACCTTCGTCCACCTCCGGGTGTGAAGGGTGTTAACAGTGACGAGAAAAAG